CAAGTCAGGTACATACTCATCTACCAGGATGGGTTCAAGATCCTCTGGAACTTCTGGTGCTGGTGGTGGCGTTGTTGCTGGAGGTGGTGCAATCATATCCAATGGGTTTGCAGGCACCGGCGTTACATCTTTAATTGGCCGTGGTGCAGTATCCTCTGGATAATCTTGGGCTTCTTCTGCGCTGATCAAGCCTTTCAGCACATCAGGAAAAGCATCACGCAAGGCAAAGCCACGCGCACGCATTTGCAACATCCGTTTAGGGTAAGCCTGCCAAGGGCCTTGTTTGCCCCATAACCCAGCTCGCTTTGCATCCTCAACGCTAAAGGTAGCAGTGACAGGCTTGCGTCCTTTCCGGTGTGCTATGCAAACTGCAACAGGATTGACCGTACCTTCATTGTCGATGCGCTCTTCGATCCCTTCGCACACTGGACTAGCTTGTACCAAGGCAGCCATAGCATCACCGTAAACCGACGGCTTCCCATTGATTACAGCGATGTTCTGCAGTGCCTGCATGGGTGCCAGGCCCAGCTCATAACCCCATTGAACACATACCATGATGTCTTGTGGCTTGCCCTGGTAAGCCTTTGGCACCATGCTGGATTCGGAAAGCATTCTTGAAAACTCAATTGCTTCACCCATAGTGGCTGGGGCAAAGCCTTTAGTTGTAGTGAGCTGCATTGTTTTTCTCCAGTTCATCTTTAATTGTTATGAGCACCAAGGTAACAATGGACTCAACTATTTCGCAGGCCTCTTCTCTGTGTAACTTCGGCACGTTGCCTAGCAAACTGTTGACTGCCCTATCGTGCGCTGTTTCAAGCTCGTTTAAATCAATCATTTTTTAAACTCCTTTATTGCAAGGGTTGATTGTCTGATGCTGTAGGCATCCTTGGCTTTTACAATTTTCTGTGGTTGTGCTGCGTAGTTGCGCATTGGCCAGCTGATCTCATACTTGCCTGCAACGCCTTTGGACGCTGTCTTTAACATTGTTTTAAGATCTTTTTCAGCATCGGCTCTGTCTTTCTCAGCTGCAGTAATTCTGCTTTTGGCATCAACAATTTTCTCTGCGAGTAATTCAGCCTCAACATCTAAAACAATTGATTCACCAGCTGCGCTTGGATACATCCGATCTGCATCATCACTGGTTGCCGGTGGGTAGAAGTCAACAGCTCCGGTGGCTTTGTACTTTTCCAGCTTGTCTTGGAAATCAAGCACTGCCTGTTTAATTGTGGCCAAGGTTTGCTGGTGTGGCTCAAACAAAAATATACGCAGCTCAGTGCCGCGATAAAGCACAGACACTGCGCCCCACTTAGCCTGCATGATGTCCATCTGAGCCTGCAATTGGACTGGCCCACGGTACAGCGCTGGGATCTCCTCGGCCTGGACAGATGTTAGCTTTGCCTCAAGCACTCCAAAACCATCGAGCACTATTTGATCTGCGCCAATAACAAAAATGCCGGCATCATGATCATTTTTAATTACTTGGCCGCGGCCATCAGCATAACCATCCAGGCTGCAAGCCAGTGGTAATGTGGCGTGATAGAAAGCGCTGCTGAATTCAGTTTGTAGCTCCGTCAGCTGCAGGCGCTTGCCGGTTTCTAACAAGATAATCTCCTCGAGTCGATCACCCCAGGCCATCGCTTCATTCTGCTCAAAGTTATTGAGCTCGCCCTTCAATGCAGAAATGGACATATGCAGCTCGTCATTGGGTGTCATGTACTTAGATAAGCCTAGCAGCGATGGCAGTCGGCTGGCTGACATCATGGTCGATGGTGTTTTTTTGCCTGACATTTAAGTCTCCTTTAGTTTGTAGATCCGCACCACGCGAGCGTGAGCGGCTTTGTGTGTGGCTTCGGTGAAGCCGATTGCTGTGAATTTTTTACCTCTGAATACAGCTCCGAGCACGCTAGGGTGGAGCTCTGCCGGCAGCTGGATTGCAGCTCGAACATCATTGATTGATACCTGGCCATCCCTCTTTGCGATGTCGGTAGCTATCTGCCTGCACCGGCTCAAGAAATCTGCATCACGGCGCTCAAACAGTGCAAGTTGGGCATCACGCAATACCTGGCCGTTAATCATATGATCCCCGCCCAAACCAAAAGAATAACCATGATGGCCATTGCCACCATGAAGCCTGTAAAAAAGTCGTCATTCATGCTGCACTCCTTGATATTAAGTTAGCTACTTGGCTGGCACCCCAGGTGCGGCCACCGCGTGATGTCTGCACACCGCGAGCTGTTAATGCAGCTGCGATTGAGCGCAGGCTGGTTGAGCCAGTCTTGGCAATGATGTCGTCGATGATGGGCTTGACGCGCTGTGCAAACTGATCTGCGCTTGCCTGGATGCTGGCGATGCCGGCAGCAGAGCCTGCTGATGGGTTTGGGCTACCTAGTTTGATGCCGCGAGCTTTAGCTGCCTGCAGTGCTGCCTTGGTGCGACGGCTAATCTCTTCGCGCTCGTGCTGTGCAACTACTGCACGGATACCGAACTCAAGGGTGCCGGCGTGAGGCATGTCAGCTGCAACGATCTGGACACCAGAGTCGCGCAGTGTCAGCAGGAAAGCAGCCTGGCGTGACAAGCGGTCGATCTTGGCGATCAGAAGAGCTGCACCAGTGGCTTTGCACATAGTAATAGCAGCCTGCAGCTGTGGCCTGTCGTCGTGCTTGCCTGATTCGATCTCGGTAAATGAGTGGATGATGCCGTCGGCGTACTGAATAACGGCTGCTTGCTGGGCTTCAAGGCCAAGGCCTGATGCGCCTTGACGATCTGTTGATACACGGAAGTAAGCTACATATTTAGACATTTATCGCTCCTGTTTCTCGGTGGCGTGGCGATCTTTATTGACCGTGAGACAGAGATTATATTGCTGCGATCAATACGTCAAGCACTTTTATTAGTTGACTAGCTATGATGTTTGAATATATCGTTGAGCAATATTCACAGAGAGGTGTAAATGCAAAATAAGCAACAGACATTTATGATGAAGATGCGTCCTGAGATCCGCGAGCTGTTAGACCTGGCTAGCAAGGAGCAAAGACGCACCAGGGTTTCGCTGATCGAGGAGCTCATTGTTGAGGCTTACGGCAGGCGCTATGCCAGCACCAATGCCAGGCTAAAGCAATTGCTTAGTGGTGCTGCATGAATGGCCGAGGAGCTCGAAAAAAGGGTGCAACTGGTGAGCGCGAGCTTGCTGCCTTGCTACAAGATCAGCTGGGGTTTGTGGTTAAGCGCAACCTGGGCCAAGCGCGTGACGGTGAGGATGACATCACCATTGCGCAGTTCAGGATTGAAGTTAAACGACGCGAACGAATCGAGGTGGATAAATGGAGCGAGCAAGTAGAAGCCTGCACACAGCCAGGCGAAGTGGGGGTGGTGGCATACAGGCGCAATGGCCAGCCTTGGCGGGTAGTTTTGAAGCTGCACGATTTCCTGCCGCTCATGAGGGATGCGTTGAAGTGACTGACTGGCTGCTGCGTCAGCTGATGGGCGAGAGGTATATTTTGCCCGATGCGGAAGGGCGACAGATAGTCAAAATGGGAATCGGCCAGTACCAGGCTAAACGCACTGCAGGCACCGACATTAGGGAAGCCATCATTGAGATACTCACTGATTTTGGTGAGCTCAGTACCGGCCAGCTGTTTGACGAGCTCCAGCTGCAGGGTTGGCAAGCTGACTATTCATCGGCTTACAGCATTTTAAAGAAGATGGAAAAGCACAAGATAATCATTAAACGCATTCAGGCATCAGCGCATGGCGGGAAGGGAGTGGCGATTTGGCAAATGAAGTAAGCATTGATGCGAGCACCAGGTTTTGTACTAATTGCCAGCAACACAATCCGATAACCGGTGGTGATTGGCATGTATTTAACAATAAGAAAAACAGGAGATGGCTTTGTCACGGATGTTTAAAAAGGAGGAATAAGGATGCAACAACCCAAACTATCGTTAGCAAGTGAGCCGACATTGGTAAAGCGCAAGGACAAGGACACAACACCATCAGTGTGGAACCCACATTGGAAATACCAGACAGCTGGTAGCGCCTTAGATCTTGCTGAGAAGTTCAAACGCATCAGGAAGCAGCAGGAGCTAGAAGCCAAGGAAAAGAAGATGCGGAGGGTCAAATGATGCGTGCCTGGAGGTCATTCAGAATGTGGCGCATGGCTGGTCTTGGCGTGGTGGCTGCAGTTAAGGCGACCAAGCGATACCACCGGAGATACCTTGGCTAATCGGTTTTGTGAGCAGTGCAACCGAGTGCATTGGGAGCCTAGAGTTGTTGTTGTCGATGGGAAAGAGCTTTGCACTCACAGTGGATCTTGGCAGCGTGAATGTGAGATTAGATACGCATTGCTGCTGCCAGATAAGGCCAGGAAGCCACGAATAACCAAGCGTGACTACCTGAATATGGTGGAAGAGAAGCGAGGCACAGAGGCTAGATTACAGCTGCGAGCCGAGATGATAAGGAGATACAAAAAATGAAAAGTCATAAATTACTAGATGCAATTAAAGTTGGGTTTGATCTTAAAAACGATGCTGCCCTGGTTAAGTTTCTAGGCAGCCGGCCACCGACAATATCCAAGATCAGAGCAGGCAAGTTGCCTATAACACCAGACTTTATCTTGCTGGTGCATGACATGACCAATTGGGAGATCAAGCGCATCAAGTCGTTTCTGTGAGGTTAAAGATGACTAGAGAAAAATTGATTGAATTGGCGCGGGAAGCTGGCTGGGATTATGCAAATGATTCTAGTGGCTATGATCCATTGTGGAAATTTGGGGAGTTAGTCGCAGCAGCAGAGCGCAACCGTACTTGGACTCAAGACCATTGGACTGAGTACGAGCGCAGCATTGTAGCAACAGAGCGTGAGGCTATTGCAACAGAATTTATGAAGCGGCATGAGGCAGTAAAGCATTTAAATAATTATTGGCATCACGCAGCTGTTTATGTGCGCGAAAGGGGGCAGGATGACTGACCGTGAACTATTACAACAGGCTTTGGATATGTTGGACGATATAAATCAATGCAGCTTACCGCCAACCGGAATACCGCTCCCAGCAGAAATAGATCATGTAATGGAAGCACTACGCGCCAGACTAGCGCAGCCTGAACCAGAACCTTTTGGTTGGGTAAAGATTGAGGAAGTGCGTCAGCATTTTGATACGGCTAATTGCGGAACAATTTACAAACATGAGGGAGAGGGAAGAATTCCTCTTTATGCCGCACCACCACAGCGTGAATGGGTTGGGCTGACCGATGAGGAAATGTTTGCTGCACTTGTGCAAGTTGATCCTTTAACCAAACGATTAGCTCCCGGTTTTGAGTATTTTGCCCGCGCCATAGAAGCCAAACTAAAGGAGAAGAACACATGAACACGGTAGGCGATGGGTCAAACGGCTACCCTATAAGCAGGATGAGGCTATACAAAGAATGGGTTGCGCTGACGGACGCAGAGGTCGAGAAAGTGTTTTTCGACATGGGGCAGTTTGCAAAGATTGACTTAAAGACATTCGCTCGCGCCATCGAAGCCAAGCTGAAGGAGAAGAACACATGAGCAGAGAAGCAATGCAGATGGCGCTGGAAACAGCAGAACAAATAGCCTGCGCAGATTATCGACATTGGGAAGAGCTCGCATCACTTAGTGAGTTTGAAAGATGGGCTAGATCACGCGCAAACCATATTGCAGATGCACTACGCACAGCACTAGCGGAGACTGATGTTCCCGAAACAGCTTTCGGGGAGACGGAGCCGGTTGCGTGGATGCACAATTTTATTGATGACGTTATTATCAAGAATCGGCCTACGGACATAACTTGCAATGCCGGAAGGTGGACTGCACTCTACACAGCCCCACCACAGCGCGAATGGGTTGGGATGACTGATGAGGTATATGAAGCAATGGCAGAGCAGTATGTAACTAACTGTTATTTCGACACACTGAAATACGCAAAAGCCATTGAAGCTAAGTTGCGCGATAAGAACTCATGAATGCACTACCGTCCAACGTGGTGGACTTCAAGCTACCCAAAAAGCCCAAGGTAAAGGAGAAGGAAGCACTGCCAGACCAGCGCAGGATGACTGTTATGCCCATCAGAGCCATCACAGACAAGCGCATTACCGATGGCATGTTTAGGACATTGGCACTGGTCTGCAGTTACGTCAACAGAGCTGGAATCACTTGGGTTAGCCAAGCCAGGCTAGCCAAGGACACAGGAACCAGTCGCCAAGCCATCAGTAAGCAGCTGGTCAAGTTGAGAGCTCTAGGCTACATCGAGACAGTATCCAAGGCATTCAAAGGCGTAAAGCCTGACACAGTGCGAGTTATCTTCGATTCAACTATTGACGCAGAGACAGCCATCGCAGTAACCAGCTCCATTGAAGACACCAGGCCACCAGAGATGAAAAGACAACAAAAGAAAGAGCTAGACAATACCATCGACATCGAAGGGTTGAAGCGAATCAACGACATGATCAAAGGTGTCGTCAAACCCATGAACCCACCACTAAAGGAATATCAAATGCCTAACAATAGAGATACCATCACAGTCGCCAAGATGAAGAAAGAGATAGCAAAGCATAAACAAAAGAACACATCAGGTGCAACCCTAGAAGTTGCACCTACTGCTCAAATAATAGGCAGCCATACGCAACCTCATACGCAACCTCCAGAGGTTGCACATAACGAGGAAGAACGTAGTATTAGGTTAACCTTAAGTATAGTTAATAAAGAATTAAATATAAGTTTAAATAATATTGAAGTTAACCTTATAGGCAACCTAGAGTTGACAGATGTCGAATTGACAATGGCATGCAGGATGTTAGTAGAACGCTATCAATCCGAAGGACTTACCATTCCGACAAGCTCTGAGCAGGTAACTCATGATCTGCTTGTGATTGCCGTGGATGTCATGAAGTGATGATGCTGTTTCCGCGGGTTCTGAGGTACCTACAAGGCGACAACAGGTGGCAGGTAATAGGCAGACATGGGTAAGGGTAGATCGTGGCTTGTAGAGCGTTTAAATCGGTGTGTACAAATCCCAATCGAACGTATGGGTTTTGGACAGAGAGGGGTGGCTTGACGTGTCCAGGCTCGAGCGGGTCAGAGCAAACCTATGCGGAGGTGCGTCTTCGTTATCAAATCGGTACTATCCGTTGTCAAAAAGGCACCCCTTGCCCCTCCCCCCATCGGTAGCGCTTGGGGGGCTCCCTCACAATTTTTCCTCACCTTTTGGGGTGATGGGGTTTTTAACTTTACTTAAAGGAAAGCAACATGGCATATGAACATAAGCCTGGCAATGGTAGTGCGTTTGCCAACAAGGAAAAGAAAGAGGATTGGCATGCAGACTTTAGGGGCGATGTGATGTTGCCTGATGGCAGCATTCATTACTTGGATGTTAAGCCTGCTGTGACTCAGGCTGGTGAGACGTATTACCGGGTCAAGATTGGTGGCGTTAAGGTTGCCAAGGGTGCTGCGCCTATGTCTGGCCACAACCAGGCAAAGGCTAATGGCTACCAGAACGATTCGGATATACCCTTCTGATGGCTCGTCCTAAGCAAACCAATGTCATACCTCCAATGACCAATTGGGGTGGTGTCAGGAGCGTGCAGAGGAGGCTGGAGAGGTCTGCGACTATTCTGGATAACAGGGAGGCGGTGGCGTATGCTTTGCTGTGCATGGCCAACACCAAGATTACCGACATCATGGATTGGGATGAGGCTGGCAATGTCAGGGTTAAGCGTGCGTCCGACATTCCTGACCATGCCTTGCAGTCGATTAAGAAGATCAGCGTTAGAACGGATCGGGATGGGAACAATCATCTGGACATCGAGCTGTACGACAAGATTGGTGTGTTGCGTCTCTTGGCCAAGGCTAGTGGCTTGCTTGACAGTCCAGACCAGGATGACAAGCCATCGGTGATTGATGTGAATGTAGTCGCACCGCCAATGAGGGACGTATGAAACAAGATATTCAAATAGCTGTGCAGGCTGGGTGTAATAGGTATCGACCTATTTGGGAAATGGCCACCATTATTTCTATTGAAAGAATGAGGGAGCGCAATGAATGCGCGACGCTAGTTATCAAGCTGGATCGACTAGGTTTATCAGCTGCACAAATTGCTGCAGCTATCCGCGCAAAAGTATAGACGTATGAAAGATTTAACTCCAGAGCAAAGAAAAGCCAGTGCTGCTAAATCAGTAGCAACTCGCAAAGCAAACAAAGCCAAACAAGAAGCTCAAGACACTTTCTATAAACAACGCGCATATGAATTAAAGCATGGCATTACAGAGCTTGAAGAGGAACTTGAAAGCCTCAGAAAAGACGTACAAAAAGAAGTGCGATTTGGGGAAGCCGTTAAAAGATTAACGTCTGGTGCATTGCTGCGAGAGCATGAGATTGTTAAACACGCTATTCCAATAACAGACACTCTTACTGGAGTTTATTTTCTTGTGCTGGAAAAAAGAATTGTGTACGTAGGGCAATCAACTAACGTTTTTACTCGCATTCTTACTCATGCGCAAAGTAAAGAATTTGATTCGTATGTTTATATCCCATGCGAAAAAGATATGTTGAATAAATTAGAGTCTCTCTACATTCATTTTCTATCACCGCCATTGAATGCCAATGCGAGTAACGGTAACAAAATAGCGCCTTTGTCGTTAAGCGCCATACTTTATTAATGAGTCTTTGGAGAAAACGTGCGAACAAAAGAACAGTCAGAGAAACACCTGACAGCAGGACTGAACCTAGACTTCAGCGAGAGTCCAGTGATTTACGACTTCATCAACTCCGATGCCTTTGTGCAGGGAGTGATGGGGCCAGTAGGGTCGGGAAAGTCATATGCCTGCGCTGCAAAGATATTCTTAAAAGCGATTAAACAAAAGCCCTCCCCTATAGACAATATTCGCTATACGCGCTTTGCAGTCGTTCGTAACTCGTACCCCATGCTAAAGACTACAACGATCAAAACGTGGATCGATCTGTTCCCTGAGTCAACCTTTGGGCCTCTGCTTTGGACACCACCTATTACTCATCACATCAGACTGCCTGCGCGTGGTGAAGCCACTGGCATTGATTGCGAAGTGATCTTCTTAGCGCTCGATCAACCGAAAGACGTTCGTAAACTATTGTCTTTAGAGCTAACTGGTGCATGGGTAAATGAAGCTCGTGAACTCCCAAAAGCGGTGATCGATGGGCTTACACAC